TGTGGTTGTCGTCGAATGTTTGAACAATAAACTTACATAGCTCACTTCTCATAATATCTTCGTTAGTAAACGCTAAGCTATAGATGCCCATTTTTTCAGCTTCGGGAGTATTGAACATGTGTAGACACTTATCAAAACCTCCTTGTTTAGCTTTAGGCAGATCGCTCTGAGCACTGTCTGCACAAAGGATCATTCTTGTAAACTTACCTATGCGCGTGAGCAGTGTTTGGATTTCGTTGATTGTCATATTCTGACATTCATCTATAACCACACATCTGGCAGTCCAACTAGCTCCTCGTACAAAGTTGATAGGCTGATAGATAAACCTGCCCTCGCCTTTAAGTCTTTTAACTTCTCCAGCAGGAAGAAGTTCTTCAATCTTATCCTCAAACGGTCCCATATAGGGCTCGTATTTGCCTGCAATGTCCCCAGGGAGAAAGCCTAGTTTAGAGTCTGCACTTTCAACAGCTGCCCTAACAAATACAAGATCACTAACCTTCTTCTGGTTAAGCAACTCAAGTCCGATTCTCACAGCGCTGAGGGTCTTACTGCTGCCTGCAGGACCTGCCAGGAAAATGATCCTGCAGTCTTTACTTCCGCCAAGCTCTATTAGCGCCTTTTGCTTCTCTGTCCATGGAAGCTCTCGGACATGTAGCTCAAAGTCTATCTTCTCTCTCTGATAAACTTTAGGACTAGTATCTTTTTTAGGCTGGTCTTTAGGTTTCTTTTTTGAGGCTACTTTAGGTTTTTCCATATAAGCATTATACTATGACAATATTGAAGCTGATAGCTAAAAAAGAACTGGGCGTTGGGTGCCAAGTTCTTTGTATTATCACTTTTTTTTAGTTGTTTGCCCTGATAGGTGTTTAGCCAATTCAAGTCTTAAATCATCCAGATCATCTTGTGTTCTAGATAATTCGATGCATGTGTTTTCTAATTGAATGATTCTCTGCTGCATATCAATTAGCTCTTTCACACGTATATTGACTTGAACAGACTTAAATGAACCTATTGAGCCTGCTGTCACTATAACTAACAGCACTATATTGTCTATTAATTGCTGTTTGATTTTTTGTAACATATTATTTATTTTGGTGGGTTCAGCATCGTGTATTTACGACTTAAACTACCAGCTAACATATTGTTTATATGAAACCCTGCACGACGCATAGCTTCTTTTATTTTGTGAGGTCTTCTGAAGTTGCTGCCGTCATCCAGATACTCGCTTTTGAATTCGAGATCGTATAGTTGAAATATTTCCAACCATACTTTTCTTCTGTTATAGAATTCTTCAACAGTGTCGTTGCATCCCCATAAATAAAAATCTACACCTGTGATCTGATACAGCCACATAGAATAGCCGAATATAACTTGTTGCAGCTCTAGGTGAGCTTCTCTAAACTGCAACTTAAATAAGGCTTCAAACACTTCAACAGTCTCATTAAATGCATGTTTGATATGGTAGCTTATAGGATGCTTTCTACCTCCAAGGATATCTCCATGTACGACAGACGCTTTTCGTTTATTAAGCTCGCTCATTTTTATGGTAGCTGTATTTATCAAAAAGGTTTTTTTAATTTTTTAATGTCAGGCCCAATATAGTCATCTCCATGAGGACGACCGTGTTCCAGTTTAATAAAAGGATCTGAACCTACCCTCAATTCCTCCACCAATGAAACGTTTTTTTCCAAAATTTTCTTTCCATGCGGGGTTCACCAGTCTCTCCAGTAAATATTGTCCTTTGTAGGGTATGATCACTCGCACCCTTTCTTTCGTAGCTTTCTTTTGCATACTGTTTTCTATACCTATAGGAATAAGCATCCTAGGTGCATGGATTTTAAACCCTGAAGGTTTGTGAGTTAGTCCGACGTACTTGTCATCTAAAACAGAATCCACTTTAAACTGTTTCGGATGTTTATTTAGCAGATCTGCAAGTATTCTGTTTTTACCTGCATAGTCGTTATTATCCGACTTTTTTTTAGCCTTTATCAACCGTTTCAACTCAAGCGATTTTGCAAGCTTGATTATGCTGTTCGATAATAGGCTCATTGTGTATCTAAGGTAAGATGTAACCTATCAATATATTATACCAATTAACTGACCAAAACTAGGTCATGCAACTAACAAAAATATTTAATTTCAAGCTTTTCAAGGGAAGCTCGTACCCACTCAACACTGTCTGTTCTTGTCCAAAGTTCAGTTTTATTTCTGATACCTTTTACAAAAACATCAGAAAGCTCTTTACCGTAACTAGGCTCAGGGTTGCCATACATACCGTTATCTAATCCAAGCTTTCTTGCGTTAGGCTGCCCTTCAAGCACACGCATCCAGCATTTACGAAAAGAATCAGGACTCACAAGCCAGAAGCTTAATAGATCCATGTCCAATAGTCTGTCAGCAGGTTTGACAACCAAAGAACCGTAGAAGTTATGGTTATTCTTGGAGATGCTACAGTATTGCGTAATACTCACAGCTCTTCCAGACTGCTCTAGAAGATGTGCAATAATAGCAGTGATCGCACCACGCTCAATAACGCTTGTTTTAGAGAAATTGTAAGGAGTGGTGACATTGTAGCCTATGTTAATGATTCTACGCTCTTCGTCTGGGTCAGTAGATACATATGAACCTCTATTCTGAGCATCTTGCGGCTCTAGCCAGCATTCAGGAATACCTGCACACACTAAGCCAATATCAAAGAACAACCCACTGAGGCTTGGGTTAAATTCTTTCCAGAACTTCTCAGGCTCGATATACAAAGACAAACTCTGCAATAGATCATGAATAGCTACAGCTCCATCAACCCAGCCTGTTCTGGCAGAACTAAGCACATCCATCATGCTGGCATGATCTACAAAATCTACAAAATCTTCTGTAGATTCGAATTTGATAGTTGTGTCCATGCTATTAAGCCTGGCGAATTTTAGCCACAGTTTCAGCAGAAAGACTCTTATACAAAAGCCCCTTCTCAAGGAATTGCTGAGGTACCCCTTGCTTGATTAGAGCAATACCGTTGTATGTAGCGCGAGGCGAGATGATCGTTTTAACTCCCAACTCTGCCACAATATCTCTAACCTTTTGCACTGTAGCCAACCAAGCCTCAACTGTAGGTACTTTACCAGCACCTTCATTCCATTTAGGAGAAGCTACACCAGAGAAGCCTGCAACATGAGCTTCAAGGCCGTCATCATAAGGCATCTCAACAAAGAAGAAGCGATCTAGTGTGGCCGCATCAATCTGTGTACGCCCGACATAGCTGATGGAGGATCCAAGACCAAAAGTATTAGCGCAAGATACAACCACAAAGTTTTTATGTTTCTTAACAACTTTATCAGGGAACAATGTTTCGTCGCCTGACAAAGAACTGTTGAGTACAGCCAGTACGTTAGCATTTCCGTTATCTACTTCATCCAGGCAGAAAATACCACCGTTCTCGTAGATCTCGCGGAAGCTAGTAGATCTGTAGACGCCGTGTGCGTCAAGATAACCCAAGAAATCTGTTTTAGTGGTCTGACTGCAAACGCTAAGAGCAGCGTAAGGCATCTTTAATTCTGCTGCAGCATTAGCAGCTAAAGTAGATTTACCGCTACCTGCAGGACCGACTAACCATGTATGACATCTGGCTGCCATTGCCTTTTTAAGTAAAGGCAGAAGATAGTGATTGCGCTTTGTGCTCACTGAAGGAGCAGACACATTAGGTTTAGCTGTTGTTTCGGGTTTTCCAGGAACCTCTTTTTCCACTTCTTTAATTAAAGGATTTTCTTCAAGAGCTTTGTCAATTTTTTCCTGCAGTTCAAGCTCTGCCTTTAGCTCCAAAAGCGGATCAATTTCTACTTTATGTGCCGCCCAAAATTGTTTACGTAGTTCTTCTTGTTCAGGAGTCAATAAAACCTTCCAATTCCATTCAGCTTCAAGCTTTTTACGAAGATTGCTAATCTGTTCCGCTAATTCGGGGATAGTTGGATTTGTCATAATATACTATTATTTACTAAACGCACTTGAAAGTCAATTTCAGTATTAAGGCAAATGTGTAAACTTCCTATATAACCTCTAGTATTTGTCTGAGCTGCTGTTCGTTCACCGAAAACATACCGTCAGTAACTTTACAATCTTTAGCTATTTTAAAATATTCCAAGTGCTTATTTTTATCAGAAACTTCACGCGGCTGTTTCCTGCGATATTCCACAAAGTCTTTAGGGTATTTGTATAAATCTTCTTGGTTAAGTTGTTGAAAGCATTGATGATGCTGGATATTACTACTTAAAGCCTTTATGTATCTTACAAATGTGGAGTCCGTCCATTCTGGCGGAAAAACTTCAATTACATGCGTGTTATCTTGCATAAAGAGTGTATTAGCCAATCCTGCCCCATGAGGCGCAATTAACACCTTTGCACTTTGAAATACTTTGGCGGTCTCTTCAATCGTATGCTCTTCAGGGTAAAACACTGTTGGGCTTATTTTTAAAACCTCTTTTGTAAGCATACAAATATTATCAAAATTTTCTATTTTTCTGTAGTGTTTTCTCTGAAGTATAATCACCTGGTCAGCCGGCACTGGTTGCAGTTGTTTTCTTATTATTTCTTTTGCAAATGTTAAAGAACCTGTGTGTTCTCTAATCAAACAATTATGTAACCATAACGTACCTTTTTCCGCCACAGTTACAGGGTGTTTTGGAAAATTTAATATTTCTCCTGAAGTAAAATATTTTAGAATCTCTTTGTATTTAAAACTGTCTATATAGATCGGACAGCTTAATTTTTCACCACCACCAATAATTCCTGCCAACGGCTGAATATGATCGCATATAAACTGATAATAATTATGATCAGTTCTAGGCATAAAAATTTTTTGTATATGCTCCTTTGTATTAGCTGCAGCAACTGAATCTATTGGTAAAAAAAACTTATAGCTCATATTTTTGTATTTATTTATGTTGGTTTAATTTTGTAAATTATATCATAGATAAAACTACGTAGCCAAAAGCGCGCCCACTTTTTCTATTACCTCAGGCACATCACAGCGAATATATCTAGCGTCGCGAATTAATTCACGTAATCTTTTATGTTCTCGAGAAAGTAAAATTTTAGCATCTATTTTACCTTCTACGTCAGTGGCGTAGCTTTCTATAAAGCTGACATCTTCTTTTGAATAAAACTCCCAAGAGCTGTAATTTGCTTCTACTGCCAACCATTTTAAATTAAGTATTTCAGCCATATTTTTATATGGGTAATACCCATGAAATCCTTTACTATATACCTCTACAAAAATTGTTCCAGGGGAAGCAAAAAGCATATGAGTCAATCCTGCTCCGTGAGAGGCAATAACTATTTTTGAATTAGATATTGCTTCAATTTGCGATAAAAAAGAAAGACCGTCTAGAGTAACAATGTCTGTATCTCCGAAAGGCTTTAAAGCCCAAAAAAGTTCATCGTCATTTTTAATAATTCTGTTATTTGCTCTTTGCGCAATCAATATCTTTTTATTTTCATTTTTAGCTGTTTTTGGTAAAAACAAATTTTTTAAGTAATTGCTGTATGCTACTAATCTACGCTTACCATTTTTATCTTTATCTAATGTACTTATAGGTTCC